GCGGTCTTGTCAGGACCACCCATACAACCCGGGGGCCCGTAGAAGGTTAGTAATAACCCTCTATTATTTCCCGGGAGGACTAAGTGATGTATTCAAGAGACCAGATCCCATCCTCGGTTTATCTTAGTTTCATGGTTGGGTGACAAACCTTTCCATAATACGGATAAACCGGGATTTGGTTTTGAGGATCCTTACTTGGCTCCTTTCCTTTCGGAAAGAGTCCGAGGAGATTAACTTCACGACTGGTGCCTTCCTGATCGCAAGATCAAGGCCGCCCCAGAGTGAGGCCAGGTCCCTAGAATTTTCTTCTAGGGCCCTTTCTCCCTCGGCCCCTATGACCTCTAAGAAGACTCTCCTTGAGTCTCTTAGTAACCCCAGATGGGGTTGAAAGTCACAGGGGGTTAACTTTGTGATCGGAGTTGCTGACTGGTTGGTGTCAGGGCCTTGAGGGGATACCTCCTGGTCCTCCTCGTCATCATCTCTGGGGACAGTGTCTGCGTCCTCGGAGTACATGGCAGGGAGGATCTTAAGGGTATCTTCCTCAAACATTTCGTTGAGAGCTATGCGAGTTAACGCTGGAATGCTCCAGTTGATTTGGGATTTTCAACTGACGCACGAAACGTAACTTCCGAGGGCCCTTAGGAACTTAGCTAGTTCCAATAGACCTTCGTCGGTTGACGATATCTCTCGGGGAAATGATGAGCATATTTGGTAGTCACGGGATAACTTCCTAGCGAAAGCGGGATTTATACCGTGTGCTTTCCAAAGCATGTTTACCAGTCCGGGTCCTGTTCCAGTTTTTGAGAAATTCCATCCCTTCTCAGATGCTGTCCTAAAAGTCTCAACTAACCCGAGAGGGAAAGTTAAGTGCTCATGGACGGCATTTAGGGGGAAAGGAGATACTTCGGTTCCATTATGGAACCATCTTTTGGCGAATTCAAAAGTAGTCTTAGACTGCATTGTTTTCTTCCAAGAGATAGGGACATCTAGTCCCTGAAGTGTTTCTCGGTAATGGACGGCAAGCCTGTCATCCCGTATAACTATGTCATCCCCGAGGATCTTAAAAGTGTCCAATCTTGCCCCACACTTAGATGCTAGGTAACCAACTAGCAATCCATGTGTTAAAGCAAAAATTGGTCATGAACTGTGGGCGCCCATTGGTTGACCAACAGAGTATCTAACTGTTTGGCCAGTCAATGGGTCTCAAAATGGATGTGTGAGAAGTAATTCTCATACCTCTCCAATTTGGGTCCCTCAGAGGACATCCACGACACTTCTCTGGAGAAATCTAGGGAAGCGATCTGTGGCATCCTTAAGATCGAAGGAATGGTATAGAGATTCGGTCTCCTTGTGTGTAATGGTTTTGAAGGCCCCTTGATTGTAGGTACAATCTCAGGGCAACCTTTTCAGGACTCTTTCAGAAGAGTCGTGAATAGGCTTCAACGCCTGTTGAGTTCAAAAGTTGGTTACAGCGATAATCCTCGTCTTCCCTTCTTTGTCAGGAATTCTGGAGATTTTTCCGTATCGGAAGGTGGTACCTTCCTTTAGGTTAAATCTTTTCTTCCATTCTTCTCTGACTTCAGGGGGTGTAGCTCGGAGGGCCTTAACCCTCTCTGTTAACCCGGGGGCTATCGTGTTAAAACGGTCAATTAGATCTGAATCTAATTGGTCCGCTTCCCAACAGCTGAATCTCAGCCCAGGACCGTGAGGTCCTTGGCCATACATAGGAGTAAATTCTGTGAAAGGCTCTATAGGGCTTGGTGCCCTGGGTCCGACCATGAAATCTTTTACTCACGCCTGGAAGTCCTCCACCGGAAACGGTTTTGGGTAACTAGGCGCGGTAATGGAAAGTAACGGCTTGGGCTCAGGCTCCAACTCTATGGTTCTCCCTCAGCATAATGCGGTCATTATAACCCTCATAACTTCCGGTGATGGTAAGCCGGTGGCTATGGGGAGTAATGGCCCCATATCTTTGGGCAACCCTAATCGAGTCAAACCGATTCGGGAGCTAAGGTCACAGGGACTAAGTGGTTTCCCACTTAGCCATCGGGTATACCCTAAACGCACTTCATTGAAATGCGCAAGGGCGTACCTGATCCCCTTATGGTCAATGGTTTTACTGACACCCTTAAGAAAGGTGTCAATAGCCTTGATCATAGGTGCCTGGTCCTTGAATTCCAACTCACTTAGTATAATGATTTTAAGAGAAATCTTAACTTTGTTAATAATGTGATTGGTTTCTTTCATGGCTTTTGATGGCCGGCCGAAAGTCCAGGCCCGACCCCCTAAGGGATCGGAGGAGTTTCCAAAGGCCGGAGCTTGTAAGGGGAAGGTTCCTGTTTGCCAAAAC